CTAATGATAAATCTGATGAAAATGTTGATGCCATATTAGTACGGTTTTATTGGTGTCCAAACCATTGTTGCTCCTGGTATTATATCATTCCACGTAATAACTCCTGGTTCTACTGTATCTAATGATAAAGCATTACCTGTAGGACTTATATTTGCGTCAGCACTTATTGTAACATTACCTGTAGCCAAGGTCAACGAGTTTCCAGAAGGTGTCACATTGGTATCTATATTGATAGTAAATGCACCTAATCCCAAAGATACGGCATTTCCCGTGACCGTGTGATTGGCGTCAGCAGTGATTGTTAACGTGCCTGTCCCTAATGTTACTTGATTTGGTGTTAAGTTTTCTGTGACCGCATCTGCGATAACACCCACACTACCGATCGTGATAGATAAACTATTGCCTGTTACGACTACAGCTACATCATTGTCTGGTCCCGATGTAGCAAAAGGTAATGCTGATATTGCGTCAAATCCTAAACTCATAAAATTCCTTAAAAGGGGACAGTAGGTATGTGGTGGTGTACTGCCCCCATCTAAGGATTATATCATCGTTTGAACCAGGAAGGAAGACCTAAATGTGGACGCTTGTCAAACATGTTATCTCTAGCTCCCGGTGTCTTACGATTATTATAATGTAGAAAAACCTGTACGCATTCTTTGCCTTTGAATTTTTCTCGCCAATGTTCTAATTCTATACCCCTATAAACCAACATATCTCCAGGTTTTAGATCTACCTTAACCCCTTTTGCTTTACTGGCTGCTGTAATATTCTTACCATCTGGTGCACCCACATTCTCATTCGGACTTAGATATATAGGCCAGTCATCACCACCAAGATTCATGGTGGTTGATATCTCACAGGAGAATCTATCCTTGTGTCTTTTTAGTTCATCACCTTTTTTATATATTCTTGCATAAGTGTAATTAGGATCAAGTTTTAATCCTGTAGATTTTTCCATTATTGGTTGACATTTTAACATCAAAGTTTCCATGGCCATGTTAGCGTATTGAGAATAAGTGCCAGGAATCTGTTCATTGGATCCTTCATAGTGACCTATTATATTCTCAAATGGTGAGAAGTATCTAGCTTGACGACAGGTATCATAAACCTGTTTTTGCATTCTAAAATAATTTGCAATAAAAACTGCCAGGTCTTCTGATATGGCTTTTCTAATTACTGTGTATTTATTTTTCTTAAACATCTTTGGCCATCTCTTTTGGCACAGCTTGTATATTCCAATGTATAAATCTAAATGGTTCTTTACCATGATCTACCGCATATTCATGCTCTAGATAACCTGGAAATATAATTAGTGTGCCTGGTTTAGGACGTAAATGAAATTGTTCGTGACCTGCCCATACACCTTTTAAGTCTGGTTTCATTTTTAATTTTGTTGTCCTTGCTCCGGTCTTTGGTTCATGAAATACAGGATAAGATGTTTTATCACTACATTTTAAAAAGTAAAAACCTGATACATGTTGATTCCAATGTATGTGTGCTGAGTGATGACCACCACCTTTTTTTGCAAACTCTTGTACCCACATCTCACTAAACATAGTTGTGTATTGAGACATATCATAACCCTGATGGTCTAGATATTCCCAGGATTTCTGACCAATGTAATTTCTAAAATCTAAAAAATCATTATCAGCTGTAAGTGGTGTCGAATGATATGATCTTCCAAAGTCACCGTGTTTTTTTATAAATTTTTTTTCTCTTTTACGAGCATCACTAATATATTTGTTACTCGCTTTGTTTAACGATTTAATAAATTCTGGTTTGTCCTCTGACCATATTACAGTCGGAAAATAACTATTTATAAACATTATCTAAAAGGCCTCCCTAAATGCCATACCACAAGACTATATCTTGTGCCTGATGTTACTGGTTTAACTCTATGCCACACAAAACTAGGAAACACAATAATAGATCCTTTTGGTAATATCTCTTTACATTGTATTCTGTGTTTTGATTCGTCTCGCATATGTGGATCGTAGTTTCTAAAATCAAATTCTAATTCACCACCCTTATATTCTAAACCATCTGTCAACTGACAAGTCATAGATAGTTTTCGAATTCTTCCATGCTCTGGATTGTTTGGGTCTTTTCTGTCATAAGGTTTATCCCAGCTATCACAATGCCAATCATAATATTGATTTAATTTATATTTTGTAAATTGACAAGATTCTGATCTCTCCCAATCAAAATTCCAACCTGCAGCTCTATTTGCCTCGTGAACATAAGGATGTAATTCCTTATATATCCAGGTATCATTAAGCCATACCAGATCAGATTTTCTTTTACGCTGCATATTTTTAACCTCATCCTCTTTTAATTTTTTATCACCATATCCGCCAGTCCTGGCCATTGTTTCTTTCTGTTGCAATGCATATTGTATTACATCATCACAAAATCTGGGTGTCAACACACCACTAAAATACCAGTAGTAATTAGATATATTCATACGTTATAGTTTGTACAAAATTCAAACTATCCTTTTGATTATTGGTTAGGTAATACATATTGGTTGATGGAAACATTATAAATTTATTATTTTCTAAAGATATATCCCAAGATCTACCTTTACGTCTGTTATCTTCATAGTGTATTCGAACCATACAATTTTTTACATTTACACCATACAAGAATGTATAGTCTGGTGAGTTTCGTAGATCTACTGGATCTATATTTAATAAAGGAATTGTAGTCTCTTGAGGTTTATATATGTTACCCCACGTTTCTTTGTTAACTAAAGTAAATCCATACTCTAGATTTACATGATCTCTCATGTAAGTATTTAACATGTCAAATGTTCGAGAGAATGGAAAAGGTGAATCTGTAACTTGTGATTTTAAAATATCGTTTTGTAATTTATCTCGGTCAATGTCCCAATTTTTGGGCATCGCCACATCACCATAATATAAAGCTTGCTCTGTTAATACTTTCTTCTGCATACCACCACCATTTTTAATTTACTCTTTTGTATCTGTCAAGTCCCAAGTCTGTCCAGCTTCATTCCATACGTAAGACCACATATGAGTATTAGCTGTATTTTGTGATTCTTGTTCTGCAGTTAATGCTGGAGCATCACCGATGGGTGATTTCCAACTTGCAGTTGTCATATTTTTTACCCAAGAAGCGTAAGGTTTTTTAGGCCAAAAGATTTGATCGTCTTCATCCCAAGTATAACCTATACCTGCATAATTTCCTCTAAATGCTTTTGAGTTATCACCAGAGTTATGTGTATTACCTGATGTATTGTAAGATGTTTGAATCCACATCTGTGCAGGCCAGTTGTTGTGTGTTTCTAACCACTGTTGACCTACTGTTTCATCTTCAACACCATCAGCGTTTAACATCTTATCATTATCCATAGTTAAAACCTGAATAACTTTTCCGTTAGCTCCTAGTTTTGCAAAATGTGCCATAATGTTTCTCCTTATATATTAAAATTAATTATCATTCAACTATTGAAATTTATATCTTATTATTACTATACCAGAGCCACCATTACCTCCAACAAAATTAATATTATTTCCACCACCACCGCCACCACCAGTGTTTACTGTTCCAGCTCCTCCTGCTGCATTACTATCAGGTGCACCTGCTCCACCACCACCTGCTCCACCTGCTCCTGGTGTATATCCTTGACCGTGAGGTGATCCGCCACCTCCGGCTCCACCACCGCCACCTCTAGTTACTGGCGAAGATGTTATAGAAGATGCTAAACCTGCACCACCTACACCTCCAACTGGAGTGCTTGGGGGAGCTCCACCATTTGCTCCTGCCCCTCCTCCACCAGCACCACCATATCCTCCAGTGGCTGCACCACCCGTTGCACCATCATTACCTTGTGGTGGACTAACTGAGGGAGTATTTCCATTTCCTCCAGAGTTTAAATAAGATCCTCCTCCACCTGAACCACCAGGAAATCCTGGTCTTATAGGTACTGCGTCTTCTGTTCCACCAGCACCACCACCTGCTGATGTTATTGTTGAAAAAATTGAATTACCACCACTTGTTCCTGCTACTCCTGGAGACACTGGCATATTAGCAGCTGTTCCTCCTGAACCAACTGAAATTGAAAAAGCTCCTGGTGCAACTGGTAAACCAGAAGCAGCTAACGGACTTGGTCCAGCCGCATAACAACCTGATGAAGTACCATTTGAAAATCTGTATCCTCCTGCTCCTGCACCGCCACCATAGTCTGCACCACCACCACCGCCTCCAGCGACAACTAAATAATCAACTACAGCTAATGGACCCCCTCCTGCTGAAATAGTAAATGTTCCTGGACCTGTAAATGTATGAACTTTAAAATTTGTACAAACAGTTGTTACTGTTCCACCTGTAGCTGATATAAAAGATGGTTTAGGTAAATCACTATCTGTGGCTGCTTCTACTGCTAACCAACCTTGTGTGTCATCAGCATATACTAAAGTTATAGCTTGACCCTCCACTGTAATTTCTGCATCAGTTGTTTCTCCAGCAATTTTAGAACCGTTTCTATTAACTGTTAATTTATTATTATCAAATGTATTAGCGTAATCTTTAAATGCCACAATAGCTCCTGCGCTTGGAGATGAAGGAAGTGTCAGTGTTATTTCTCCTGATGTAGTATTTATAAAATATCCTTCACCAGATACACCTGTAAAGTCTCCAGTTTTAATTGATGTTTGCCAATTAACGGAACCTTCTCTACCAAATCCTGTTTGTGTCCCAGAGTTTGTGATTGTTGCACCAGCGGGAATTGTAATAGTGTCTCCACTATCTCCTAACTGAACCGTACCACACGCTGTTCTTGGACTAATTTTATTTACTTTTATTTCACTCATAATTTACCTATTGAAACTTATACCTTATTATTACTATACCAGATCCACCTGCACCTCTAGCTGTTCCAGCGGCAGGCCATCCACCACTTCCACCGCCACCACCTCTATTGGTAGTTCCAGCAGAACCATCTAAATTTGGAAATGAACCTCCTTGACCACCCGTTCCACAAGGACTAGCTGCTCCTCTTGCAGGTGCGCCACCTCCTGTGGCTGCTGCTCCGCCTCCTCCTGCATAAGCAACAGGAGATCCTGTAATATTTGTTGTTGCTCCTACTCCACCTGTTCCTGCGTTATTACCTGGATTAACATTTCCACCTACACCAGTTGCTCCACCGCCTCCGCCACCACCATGAACTCCATCAGAATTAGGTCCACCTGTGCCACCATCAGTTCCTTGTGCTGGATTTGTTGGTGGTGTATTTCCAGATCCTCCTGCATTTCTAGATGCAGCCGAAGCGGCAGAACCGCCACCACCTGAACCACCATCACCAGCAGTTCCAGGTTCTCCTGCAGGAGAATCTATTTTACCACCACCTCCACCTGCAGATGTTATAGTTGAAAAAATTGAATTAGATCCAGAGTTTCCTAAGTTATTAGATGGATTAGGTTGTTGTGCACCACCTGCACCAACTGTAATAGGAATAGCTCCTGTAACTGCTAATCCACAAGTAGAAGCTATTGGAGAAGCTGTATAACCTCCATCTGGATTTTTAGCTTCTCTATAACCACCAGCTCCTCCTCCACCGCCACCATTTGATGGTGCGGTAGAGCCGCCTTCTCCTCCACCTGCAACTACTAAATAAGAAACTTTATCTGAACCTTTTGAATTTCCTGCACAAGAAACACAAAAAGTACCTGGACCTGTAAAAGTATGAACCTTAAAATTTGTACATACAGTAGTAATTGTTCCACCTGTTGCTGTTATAAATGCAGCAGGAGTACCTGTTTCCGTGTCTTCTGCGTTTTGTACATTAACCCAACCTTTTGTTGAATCTACATAAACTAAAGTTATCGCTTGACCGTTAACATCTAATTGTAATGTATCTGCTACACCACCAATTTTTTCTGAACCATTTGGTGCAATGATAAAAGGGTACGTAGCAAAATTTCTTGCATAATCAGAAAAAGCAACGATTGCTCCCGCTGAACCTGCAGGTAAGTTTGCTGTAATTGAACTTCCTGAATTTATAAAATAACCCTCACCACTAGCTGCTGTGAATGTTGTAGTCTTTGGTGTAGTTTGCCAATCAACAGAACCTGATCTGCCAAATCCTGTTTGTGATGCACCTGATGCTAACGCAACAGTTTTTCCACATCCACCTACAGTTAATGTAGATCCTGATTCTGTTGTTATTGTATTTACTTTAATTGTACTTGTCATAATTATTGAAATTTATACCTTATTATTACTACACCAGAGCCACCATTTCCACCATCACCATCTGGAGAAGTATTTGGTCCATTTGAACCACCACCTCCACCACCACCTCGATTATTTGGTCCATTAGCTCCAAAACCACCTGGATAATTTCCACCAGCTCCACCGACAGATGATCCACCAGCTCCACCGGATGTAGTACCGCCACCATCACTAGCACCACCTCCGCCTCCACCAGCATAAGCTAATGGTGATCCTGTAATACTTGTTGTTGCACCGGCTCCACCAACACCTGATGAGTTGCAAGCGCCAGGTGTTCCTGCAGCGGTTGCTCCACCACCGCCACCACCATTATCATTACCACCTGGAGCGGGAGCTGTTCCTCCTGGATTTCCTTGAGGCGGACTTACTGGAGGTGTGTTTCCAGTCCCTGCACCAGTAGAAGGTCCAGCTGTTCCTCCTCCAGATCCACCATTTTCACCACCTTGAGGACCAGGAGCTGAACCACCTCCGCCACCACCAGCTGATGTTATTGTTGAAAATACTGAACTATTACCTACTACACCTTGTTTTTGAGGTCCATTGTCACCACCTGCTCCACCTCCTCCAACGGTAATAGGGTACGCTTGTGCTGTAACTGTAATAGGTGTTGCTCCATTTAAAGGAGAAGCTGTATAAGTATCTACTCCTGATTTTCTTTCTCTAAAACCTCCAGCCCCACCACCACCGGCTCTATCCCATCCTCCACCTGCACCACCTGCAACTACTATATAACTTACTTCGTTATTAGCTGCAGATCCTGCTTCTTGAGTTACAGTAAAAGTACCTGGACCTGTAAATGTATGAACTTTAAAATCACCGGATGTTGTGATTGTACCACCCGTTGCTGTAACAAAAACTTCTGATACATCTGCATCTGACCCATCTGCAAAAACTTGCCAACCTTCTGTTGCGTCAACATAAATAAAAGCTGCACCTGAATTATTTTGAGATAAACTAAAATTAGAGGCTTCACCTCTAATATTAGAACCATTTCTTGCTACTGTACAAGCATTAGTTCCAAAATTTCCATCATAATCTTTTATATAAACAATATTTCCAGCGGAAGGTGATGCTGGAAGTGTTGCAGTTACAGTTCCACTTCCTGTGTCAACAAAATATCCTTCTCCATTTACGGCTGTAAAATCTCCTGTCTTTTTAGTTGTCTGCCAATCAACGGTCCCTGTTCTACCAAAACCAGATTGACTAGCACCACTTCCTAAAGTTACCGTATCACCAGAAGCACCTAATGTTAAGGTAGTTCCGCATTGTGGTTCGACTGCATTTACTTCTATTTTAGACAATGACTAACACTCCTGTTACTGTGATTGTACCAGGCACAGTTATTGGTCCTGCAAGAACTCCGTTCTCAACAGTCTGTGTGCCATCAATCGTACCTGCTTGATTTTTTATAAATTCATCAGGGGCTGTGCCGCCTCCGATGTATTGGATTCCATTTACTATTGCCGTCATAATTCCTCCTACGAACTAATTGTATCAATAAATGATGTAACAATATCTAAAGACGAAGCAGTATCACTTTGAGCTTTAAGTACATCACCATTTGCTAAAACAATTTTTGCACCACCTTGAATTAGTTCAATTGCAGAATTTGGTGGAACACTTACATTTTTTGCAATGAAGTGATCGTTTCCGCCATTTACAATCTGACAACTAGCCAAAACAGTTCCAGTGGTAATGTTACAGATTCTAATACCTATAACTGCATCAAAGTCTCCAGCCGTAATTAAAGTTACTGGAGATGTACCCACGTTTCTTTGTAAATTGTTTCTAAAATCTTGTGCCATAATTTATTCCTTTATAACGCCACCGCCATTGCTAATGCAAAACCAGCTGACGCTGCTCCTACTGGTGTTCCTGATGCATCCAAGAAAACCGATTTACTTGCTGGTAAAGTACAGAATACATCTTTTGTACCTGCACTAAAATCAACAACATTGTCAGAGTTAGAACTACTAAAAATTGTAGCTCCTGATCCTCTTGTTATGTTTGCACTTGTAGCATCTAATGTTCCAAGTCCAACTTCAAACTCACTTGTACCTTGATTAAAGATACAATAGTATGTCGTATTATTGTTTCCTATACCTTGTGCAAAAGTTTCAAAACCAGTTACAGCTGATCCAAGTGCGAACGCACCTGTGCCCGTAGTTGTACTTGTTACTTTTACTCTATCATTTATAACCAACGCCATAAATTTTCTCCTTATGCCATACTAATAATTGCATTAGCTGGTGTGCTAGGATCAGGAAACGTGATGGTAAAAGTACCATTCGTTGCTGTCTTGTTTCCACCAAAATCTAAAACTACTACTAATCTATTTGCTGTTCCATCAACTGTATCTGTATTATAGATTGCTGCAAAAGCTGCAGTAAAAGATGCACTACTATAAGTAACATTATCAAAGTCAACCGAAGCAACTGCTGTGCTCGAAGCAACTCCAAGTCTTGTTAATGTTTTAACTGAATAGTTAGTTCCACCTGTTGTATCTACTTCACCGTTTCCAGTTCCTGCTAAATACACAGTTGAAGATGTTGAATATGGATTAGTTGTGTATAATGAAATTTTAAAAGTGTTTCCACCAGAAGCTTTAAAGTTATGATTCGCTTCGAAGAGAGCACCTCTAAAACTATTTGGTATTATATTTGCCATATTGTTTTATCTCCTTATTTATTACTTGATGGGTTTTCTGATTTTAACACAGTACGAATAACACCATCAGCATACTCGTCTCTTCGTCTACGACCTTGTTGTTCAATCGCATACGAATAAAGTGCTTTTTCATAAGCCCCTTGGTAGTATTGTAACATATCCTGTGGACCTTTCAAGTATGCATATGTATTTACCAAACAAGCATATAAAAGTAAATCTTGATAATTATTTGACAGATAAGTTCCAGTTGTAGCCGGAGCGGGGCTAGATGTAGTATCTGTAAGTGTATCTGGTTGTTTATTATAAGCTAATGTAATTTCATAAGTTTTATCTGGTGTGGGTGCTAAAACCCAAAACTCTTCGTCCCAATTAGCATAATATTTAGGAATATCTACGGCTTGTGTTCCAGGAGTAGAATAATATTCAGCCATAAAACTAGTATCTCTTTGCTCTAAATAATATTGATTTCCTGCCGTATCTTTTAATTGTACATATCTAATAAATCTTAAATCTTGAGGAATTGTTACATATCTATTTCCTACAATAGCATTCGAAGTTGCATAGTGTCTATCTTGATCTGAATCAACTTCTCTATAAATTTTATTTTCTGCATTAACTATAATAGTATCTAAAACAGTATCAGATAATACATTACTACTTACTTCTGTATAATTTCTAATATTGTCTCTTAAATTTGTTAAAGTGTATGTCATTATGCGTTTACTACCTCTAATGTTATTGGTCCTGCAGAACAGTTTTCTCCACCACCTAATATATTTCCTGTTGTGGCATTACTAGTGCTTGTTATATGAAAAAAATTTATAGGATTTGTTAAAGGGTCTGTTGTTGTTGCTCCTGTAATATTTCCTGCAGAATCTATTTGTCCTAATGCAATTGTAAATCCTGATGCATTATTTAAATCACTTACATTATCAAATGTTGGTATATTTGCAAAAGCTTGTAAATTTTTTATATCATCTGGATTAGTTCCACCTGGTCCAGCTGTTGTTACAACAGGAGGTCCTCTAAATCTAACTTTACTTCCTGCTGCTCTTTGATGATCTTCAGAAAAAACATTTACATAAGTTGTTCCACTATAAATAATACTAGTAAATGGATTATTATCTAAAAGTATTAAACTTGTTTTAGACGTAGGTTGTGGTCTTGGATTAAATAATGCTTGTGGATCAGAGCCAACTGGTTTTGGTTCTAATTGTGGTTGTTTTGGTTCATACTCAGAAAAATGAACTAAAGATCCATTCCATTCTCTAACCATTTCATCATATGGAAATCTTAAACCAGATCTATCTGATATTGCATATGCATATTTTCCTGATGCGTATCTACCCATTATACTCCATCTCCATAAAATGTTTGTGGTGAAATAAAACTAGATGTGCCTTGATTGTCTGCATCAAGTGCTCTTAACATTTCACTTTCATATCTTCGTTCTAATTCTGCCGATCTTTCTGGAGAAACTTTTTGACTTAAGTAATATGAAAGACCGGAAATCATACAAGGATAAAATCTATTAATCACATCTGATGTATTATTGTAAGCTCCTACATCTTGAATTTTAGATAAATAGTAAAAACAAAATTGAAAGTTACTTGGTGTTGTAGAATCAGATACACTTGCACTTGGTGTCGTATATAAAAATATACTAGGGTTTAATTTTCTTTCTACATAATATTGTGATGGTGTGCCTTTAGCTAATTTATTTGGTGTTTGAGAATAAGTTGATCTATCAATTTTTGTAAGAGCTATATCTTGTGGTGCGGTTGCATCAGAATTATTTCTATAATATGCTTCTAATACATCACTAATATCACTAGGAAAATTTTCTGAATCAGATGCAAAACTATATTCTGCTTGTCCTTCCACCAATGGAACTTTTGCAAGTTTTACTTTCCATAAATGAATTCCTCTATTTCCCCACTCTTGAAATAATATATTTAAAGATCTTCTAGCAGATCTTAATTGATATCCTGTTCTTGTCCCTAATACACCTGTTCTTTCATAAGCCTCTTCAATAATTTCATCTATTTGAGGATTAAATTCTGTTTCTCCAGAAGTTGGAGAAATGGTAAGAGCATTATTGCCCATACCACTGTGGTTAACACAATAATAAAATAAATAAGGCGCTCCTGTTGTTCTAACAGGTGCAACATTAATAGTTGTTTTTCCATCAGTTCCAGCACTTCCTGTTACTGTTACACCAGTTGTATATTCAGTGCCTCCACCCCAAGATCCGTTATCTGTCGTAGAAAAAGCAATACGGTGTGTACCATTTGTTGAATCAGACTGATCAAATATGTAAGTGTTGCCTTCTTGTAGGTATAAGACAACATTAGCCTCTCCATTAAGGTAATACTTATTACCTGTTCCGTATTTGTTAGTCCCCGTTGCTACGGTTACTTTATAAGTTATTGTAGCCACTTAAAACTCCTATCCAAACAGAAATGTTACTTTGTCAACGTTAGTTAAAGTAGCGTGTAGATCTGTTTCGAATCTAATTCCATCACCTGGAATTTTAATTTGATAAGTAGTTTCTTGACCAGCAGTAGATGCACCTAGTGGTGTATCAAATACTGCTTTTGATGTTCCAGCTGCTCCACCATCTTTTAGTTCAATTGATCCTTGTGTTGTATCAGCAACAAAATAAATTCCTAAAAGTCTAGCGGGTCCAGCAAAAACAGTTCCAGTCGAAGTTAATCTTTTAGCCTGTACATTTGAAACATATGTTCCCATTTTTTCTCCTATTAAATTATGTGTGGGCCGAAGCCCACACTAAATTATTTATTAAGCAGTTGGTGAATTTGATGATAAACCAAAAAACTTAAGTGCTAAAACACCACCAGCTCCAGCTGTTCCTGAAATTACAACTTCAACTTCATCTGCTGTTTCTGTAGCTGCTGTAGTAGTACCACCAGACATTCCTAAAACTCCGTTACAAGGAAAAAATCCTTTGAAACCAGTTGAGTTCATAGCAACGGTTATACCATCAACAAATCCATCTGGATCTGCATCTGTTCCAATGTCAACTAAGTTAACTGCATTTGCAGTTGCACCTGTCATAGTAACTGCTACTCCCATTGGAATAAAGTTTGATGGAATTCCAATTGATGCTTCTTTGTGAGATGTGCCTGATGCAGCAATCGTAATTGATGTGCTGTATGTTGACAGTTTCATATCACTTGTAATAGCACCTGTACTAGCGTTTTTAATGATGTCATCAAAACCGTTTTCTGATCGTACCGGTCCTGAAAATGTAGTATTTGCCATAATTATATCCTCCTAGTTTTACGAATACTGTCTCTAGGCCGTCGACTATACTCGTCAGTATTCTAATTAATTGTATAGTGATTAGTTTATATATTAGTTTTTAATAGAGCGCAAGAGAGCCTGTAATGTGAATTGAATTTATTCAACGATGTAGCTTTTTATTAAGTAGCTACAGAAACTTGTGGTGCAGCGTCTTCTATTTTATTTTGCATATGCTCTTTTTTAGC